GGATCATCGTCACGAATACGTAATCCTCTTGCTTTAAATCCAGCAGGTAAGTTAGCTAAAGTACCTGCATCAATTAATTGTCGTAAAGCTGCTGTAGCAGTTCTAGATAAACCACCAAGCATATGCACTAAACCAAAACCATAAAATCCTAAACCTGGTAAAAATTTAAAGTGTACAAAATATTGGTCTTTTCTAAAGAGTGGATCGTTCTGTCTATAGTTTCTGTACACAGATAAAACTTTTCCACTACCTTCATCTATTGTTACTATGTAAGGCAACTTAATACCTGAATCATTTTCAAATCCTGGTAAATCTAAATCAGTGTGAATTTCTAGTAATGTGTAATTGTCGTCTTCGTATCCTGTTTTTGAAACACCAGATAAATCTCTTTCTTTGTCAAGAACTCTATCCTCTTCTGTCGAAACCTGTAGATCTATGTCTCTATAAAAACCAGATACAGTCATCTTTTTGACTTCATTTAAACTTCTTTTAATTATGTGTGTAACTCTTTCAGATGATTGTAAATCAGTTGCAGTGTAAGGGACAACAAGATCATCTGCAGGTACAAATTTAGAAACTGGTCTGCCTAAATTATTATCTAAATATACTTTTTTAAATGCTGATCCTGCTAAAGGTAAATGAAAAAGCATTTGATCAAGCTCTGGGTCATACTCCTCCATGACGTGCATAATTTGATAATTCATAAATTCTTGCACTCTTTCAGCCTGTTGTTGTTTTGGTAAATCTTCTTTACCGATTATCTGCGTTCTAACAGGTCCGCCTGCAGGTAACAATTCTCTATACGCTTGCGCTTGAAACTGAGTAACAGCTTCTGCTAAAACAGGATGTGTTACACCACTTGCACCTTGAAATGGTTGAGATCTCTCATCGTACTTAAATCCTAATAAATCTAGTCCTTTCGTGTAAGTTTCTTCCCAGTCTTTTCTTGAACTTTTATCATCTTCAAATTTACCTAACAGCTCACTTGATACATTCATCAAGTCATCTTCTGTCATAAACTCTGCAAGGTTTGAGCCAAACTCTATTTGTGGTTGAGCGGGATCTTCGCCTATAACAGCAGATCCATCATCCATCATTTGCACATTGGGATTGTCTTCAGGCAACAGCTCTACGTCTACAGGCGTTGCTGCGTTCATGATTACATCTTCGTTTCCTATAGGTTTTTCTACTGCCATTACTTATATATTTTAAACAATTGTAGCATTTGTGGAGTTAATTCGAAACCATAAATTGGCTCTGATTGAAAACTCCTTTCTTCACTACGCTTTATTCTATACCTTCCGCCCTGATTTTCAACTAAATCATTAGCTATATTTTCAGCTTGTCTGTATGTTTCTCCTGCCCCTAATACTTCTAAAGTATCTTGATCTATTACTTGATAGACCTCACTTCTTCTAATTTGCCCTGTGGATACATTTAAAATCTGTAACTTAGATCCATATTCTTGTGCAATTTTATTCATAATCGATTCTGCAGCGCCCGTGTAATGTTTACCTGCTGCATCTGTAGCTTCTGGGCCTCCGTAAAATTCATAAGTGCCCACACCTGGAAACCTTGATGGTTCAATTGTAGCTGTTTCTTCACCTTCCTCAATTTTTCTTTTAAAGTTTTTAATTCTTAATTTTTTATCGTCAGCGATTATCTCTGGTGCAGTAGATGTTGATCCCTCCTGACTATAGGAACTCGTTACTTGTTTACCTCCCATAACACCAATAAAGTTTGGTGCATTTGGATCTTTTTCTATAAACTTTCTGTGAGCCGCTTCAGCCACAGACTGTTTAAATAATGCATCTAAATATTGAACTCTGTCTTTTAATGGTACGTCTGGATACAATTGTTCCATCAAATCCTTAGAAATGTTTTCAGCCATCTCGTCTATAATAGCTGTCTGTCTATTTTTTACTTGATCTCTATATGCATTAATCGCTGTTGGTGTAATAGCGTAAGGTGGTGTTTCAGATAAATTTTTTAATATTTCATTAAATCTTTTTAATTCTTCGAATTGATTTTTAAGTTCTTCTTTAGTTTTACCAACTGGTCTTGCTATGCCGCCTGTTTGTTTAAAATATTCTAACAGTTCTTTATCTCTTACTTGATCTAAAGGAATGTTATTTTCAGCCATAACATCTAATCGTAGTGCCAGCTCTCTTGCTTTTCTATTAGCATTCTGCATGATATCAGATTGTGCCTCATCAATTACCGTTGCTACAACATCTTGTCTCTGTGCAGGTACAAAGTTATCTAGTCTATCTTTTTCAGTGTTGTAATCGTTTTGTAGTTTTTTTATTTGATTTTGTTTTTGTTTAGCCTGCGTTAATAAAATTGTATACGCTTTGTCGGCATCTATCTTGCCATCTGTTTTTCGTACTAAATTATTTACTTGTTGTGTTACGAGTGCTGCTTGGTCAGGATCAAACTGACCATCTACTAATCTTAAATTAGTGATAGGGTCTTCAAATAGTTTTGTAATCTTATCTTCGATGTTTGTAAGTTGTGTTCTGTCCGCTACTTGAGGTGGTATAATTATTTCTCCAGTTTCTTTGTTTACTGTCTGTCCTGGTAAAATAAATGCTGGTCTGTCTGTTTGTCTTGTCCAACCAATTGTATAAATACCATTTTCATCACCTACATCTCTACCAAAAGTGTGAGGAGACCTACCACCAGGTATGGTGCCTGGATCACCTCGAAGAGAATCTTTTGGTAATCTTAAAACTCTTTCTCTATATGAACCGTCAATGTATCCGTCTTTCAATCCTGTATTACTATATGACGGATTTTTACTTACTCCCTGACCAGCTGTTTGTACTAACGCTCCAGTTCTATCAAACTTATTTTTTGGTGCTATGTTTATTTTGTCAGATCTAAAACCATAAGCATCTATGTAAATATTTCTGAGAGGTGATTGTTGTGCGATAGAAATTACATCATCTGATAATATTGGTTGTCCTTCTTTTGCTCTTTGAATTACGTAATTTGAAACTTTTGCATCGTCTAACTCATCGACACCAACTCCTTGTCTATTTATGTAGTCATAAAATTCTTTGTCAGTCGCAAATAATTTTGGTGCGTTTCTTTTTGCTAAAGATAATTCTAGGTTCGAGAAAAATACTTCACCAGGATATGTTTCAGGAAACGCTACTCCAGGATACAAAGACTCAAGTGTAGCTTGTTGTTTTTTTGTCGGTGTTGTGATGTCTTGAACGTCCATGCCTTCTTTTCTAAAAGCTGGCGGCTTACCAAACATTCTTGCAAAAAATCCAGTTGATGCTTTTACTGGTATCATGTCTCCTACATAACCTCCGTCTGCCATAAATAACTCTTCATCTCCTGAAAAAACAGATTTTGACTTTTGTAAACTTTTATCTCCAAAAGTCATCCCTTTAATATTTGTTAGCACACCTTCATTAGCTGCGATCTCGTCTATTTGTTTTAAGTCATCAATTAAATCTGTGAGTCCTTTTACATTCTCTTGTGTTACGCCTGCTTGCATTTTTTCATTTATTTGATTAATTTTGCCTTTTACATAATTTCTTACATCGTTATCTAATTGGTTAGATCTCGCAGTTTGGATCATTAAGTTTTCCATATCTAAAGATGTATTAATACTATCTTCCAATGCCTTTATATGCCCTATTTGAAACTCAACCATTTGAGGATCAAAATCGCCACCAAAAACTTTTGCTATATCTTTGTATTCATCTTCGAAATTTTTCGCTATCATATTAGCTTTTTCTCTTTTTAACAAAAGCTGCGCTAATTTATTTGCATCTATATTATTTACTTGCTCCATAATTTGAGCCTCATTCATATAATTAGCTCGCATCCTTTCGGTCGTCATTCGAAGCCAATCTTTTGCTACCTCACCTCTAATTGGAACATCTTGTAAATTGTCTATAGCTTTATTAATTTCATTTCTTTTTGCTACAAAGTTTGCTTGTTGAGTTGGATTTAAATTAAGTTTTACTCTTTTATCCGTTCCTTTTGCACCTTTTCTTAATGAAAAAGATCTTGCTAAAGGCATGTCAGTATCATTTAAGTATTGTTGTATAGCCTGAAACTCTCCTTGATATTTTTGTTGAACAAACAAACTTTTAAGTTCAGCGTCTGTTGCATTTTTAAAAGTACCTCCCTTTGACTTTCTTAATTTTTCTAAAGACTCAGGAGTTGCCTCTCTAAATACAGCTGAGTATTCTTTATGGTCTCCTAGTATTTCTTCTAATTTGTTAAAATTTATTTCTATACCCGAGGAGTTAGGATTATTTTTTTTATAGTCTTCAATTAATGCTATTGCTTTATTTAATCTTCTAGCTTTGTTAAGAGAATTTCCTTTTCTTAGGGGGTGTTGTTGTCCAAATTGAGTCCAAGCCTTTGAATCATTAATATCTGAAAGAGCTGCTTTTCTAATTTTATATCCTATTGTTCCGTATGTCCCCGTATCATAAAAATTATTTAAAGCTACTTTAAGAACATCATCATTACCGTTAACTATCTGTGCGTATATTTTACCTGCATCGTTCAATTGTTTTGTTGTTGCATTAGCTCCTATTTGAAACTCTGGTAATGATTGAACAATATTAAATGCTTCATCATAATCACCCACTTGGTATTTAATAAATTCTTTGTTTCCGTATTTTTCTCCTTCAAGTGTTCCTAATCCTTTACCTTTACCTTGTTGCTTTGATACTTGCATGATTGGTGCGTAGATAGGATTTTTTGTTTCTAAGCTTTTTGCTCGGTTTGCAAGAATAGATGCACTTGTTAAGTCAGTAGCTGTATCTAACCCTTCGCCTCCTGCACTAAGTCTAAATCTATTATCGCCCACTATATCTTTTGCAGCTGTTGTAATACCTCTACCGTAATTGATTGCACCTTTTGCTATTGTATTACCTATCGCACCGATAGGTGTGCCTGCTATTAGTGCCTCTAATCCAAACATGTCGGCTGCTCTTCTCTCTTCTGGTGTTAGGGGTTTGCCTTCTATAATTTTTGTACCCGCACTATCCAATGGCTGAAAGTAATCAGTCATGTGCATTTTTGATACTGCTAGTACCCTATCTTTAAACGCACTTAAATTTTGTTTAGGTAAAAATTCAAATTTTGTATTTCCATAGCTATCTAAAACAGGAGCAAGACCTACGCCTTTTCTTTGTCCCTCTGGTCTGTCTTCTGGTTGTATAAATTTTCTTTCTTTAACAGCACGTAACTCTGTCCCGCCTGCACCCATCGCATCATCAAAAGTCATAGGCGCATCGTCAAATATAAATAAATCAGCTATACCCTTGTCACCTATAATATCCCCTCCCGCAATCATTGTTAGTGGATTTGCTATCAACGTTCTATAAGTTGAGATTGCAGCCTGGCCTGGTGCGGTTTCTGCTACGTATTGAATACCTTGCCCTATTTTCTGACCAGCTTTTTCTAATGGTGATTCACCAGGTGCATATGGTATAAATTCTCTTTGTCTTCTTTGTACCACTAGTAATAACTCCTCTCCTCAATGTATGTAGGTTCGTCAATAAAATCAGACTCCAGCTGGATAAAGTTACCCTGTCTGAATCGCAACAACGCTTGTGTTGTTGAATCAACTAAATCGTCATGATCACCATAAGGGAAAGCAGCGCATTCTTCAATCACTTCTTCTGCCCAACGTTCATCGGGCGTCCATACTTGTCCCGCTTCAAAAAGGGGAGCTACGGAGTTTACACGAACGTGCTTATCATTGCCCTTACTAGGCGTATAAGTAACTACTGGAATTCCAACTTGCCGTAGCTCTTGTGTTAAAGGCATACCAGAAGCTTTCGCTTCGATCAAGATTGTTTCGGGTTCCCAGTATTTATATTCCTCGAGCGCTATCTCTTTTAACTCAGGAAAATCCCAACGACCCTTTCTTGCTTTAAGAAGGATGATGTGCGGTGGGCCGTGTTCCACGGGTTTAAAAACACCCCATGTTGTAATCGCACTAAAGTCTGCTGTTTCTTTTTTACTAAACGCTGTATCATAACTTTGTATAACATGCATGAGAGGTGGTATGTCATCTCTTGGCCACATTTTCCACCACTCTCGTTTAATGATTGATCCTTCTTCTGAGACAGGTTTTTGTTGCCACTGTGCTTGCCACTTTTGTTCTGACAAAGAAGCCTTGACTCCTTCTAGTTCATCTAAGTTCCAAAACTGTGGCCACATCGGTTTGTCATTCAAGACTGCAGGAAACTCAATCACCTCCCACTGATCTGCTTTAGAATCCGATTGTGCGTTCATCAATTTCCCTGTTAGATCTTTCGTGGACCACCGTGTCATAACCACGACTATCGCACCACCTGGTTGCAAACGCTGTCTAGGTCCAGAGGTATACCATTCGTAAGCATTGTCCATTGCTGTTGTGGACAGTGCATCTTGCTCCGAGTGTGGATCATCAATAATCAGTAAGTCTGCACCACGGCCCGTGATCGCTCCACCGACACCCGCCGCAAAGTATTCGCCGCCCTTGTTTGTATTAAAACGGCCCGCTGCCTTTGAGTCCTGTGAAAGTGTTACGTCAGGAAAGACATCCTT